AATAATCGGTAATAAATACATTACCATCTACTCGTAGGTCACCGGTCACGTTGAGGTTACTGGATTGAACCACAACATTTCCATTTTTGAAAACAGCCGAGTTAAAACTGCCATCATTATCTTCACCAACAGTGAGTTGTTTCCCGATAGCAACATTTGTGGAGTATGTATTACCAGTAACTTTCAAAACATTGGAACCAGCACTATTCACAACAAATTTGTTATTCTCAGTTCTTAGGATATTAGATGTAGTCACATTCGTTGATAATATATTACCAGTCACCTGTAGGATATTCGGTCTTTGGCGATCGATGATAACATTACTTACACCAACCTGAAAATCATGGGTTGGATTGGTAACACCTATACCAACTTGACTCGCAGACATACGAAAAACATTTGTGAAAGCAGTGAGATCCATATCACCTGTGGCAGTCAGAGAACCTGACATATTGAGATTCGCTACTGTGATTTCATCTGCTATGATCTCACCAGCTTGGATACTCGCCACACCCGTAATAATATCCTGTTCTCTGGGTGTGGCATCTAGACTGCCGACATAAATTTGGCCAGCTGTGACGAGAATGCCATCCGCTTGCGTCGCCATATACATTAATTACCGAATAAAATTCCAGCTAAACCATCTTTGATCCTGAGTACATTATAGTTGACAGCATAGACGTACATGTATGGACGGTCCACCGCCTCTGCACCACGGATAACGAGTTTTGCGTTATCAAGCCGGCTAAAATTGCATGAACCAGAGGGGTTGTAATCGGATGCGTTGAGACAAAAGTGGTAGGCGAAGTATCGTGTCAGTGTTGGTGAGTGACTGGGCATATTGAAATGTGTCTTACCATATGTTGATTTGTAATAGTTTTGTGCTGTGTGAAAATATGTCGGTGACATATTTTCTAGGAGTGGTGTACCATTAATTTGTATATCAGCATTTTTAAACGTAAAACGATCCACGGTGAAGTTGGTTTGAGATGTCCCAAATCCAAAGAAGAGTGACTTTACTGGATGATTGAAACTAGAAATATCTAGGGCATTGTATCCACCTGAATCAGTTTTATTGTCTGTGACACTGTTGAGAGGGAATTCAACTCGTTGTGTCTGTGTGATGACAAAGTCTAACGTACGTTTCGTGAGTGACTCCCTCTCCTCAGTATCTAGGTAGAGGTAATTTCCATACATGGTCGCTTTCTTTTCAGATGCTGGAATGACTGCGAGTGTCGCTTGGTCAAATGTAATTCGTATTTCTACTTGATGACTCTGTAAAGCCACTAGGGGTAAAAATGCTTTGTGATCACAAAAGAAAAAATGGAGGGGTACGAAATATTTATTCGACAATGAAGCCTTGTTATTGAGTTCTTGGGACTTGTTGTATGTGTCCGCTAGGTAGTTTGGCCAAATTTCACTGTAATAATCAAAATGTTGGGAATCAACTTTTTGACCACCTATGAAAAGATCGATAGTCGAGTTGTAAAAGAGGTTCGATGCGATGTTGTCATTACTATTACTGTCAGCCTCGAACCAGAGTCCATTGATGACATCACCCAATACTGGAATGGTGATGGAAGTGTCACTATCAGTAATAGTTTTGATAAACTTGGGAGCTTGAGAGAAATTTGTGTGCCGTGTAAATTTTGTACGGAAAAAGGAATGTCCCTCATCACTTGTCAGATATATGTCTTGAACACCTTTTGAGACAAGTTGTATTAATGCACCGGACATTTAATTATTATTTAGATTATAAAAACAGACACTTTCCCTGAGGGAAGTCACTCTTCTTTTCTTCAACCTGCTTCCCATGTATTTTGAAACCACCTTGTCTATACACTTTCATCCTCTTGAAATACATAGCTGTGAAGATTGACCAAGGATCATGAACATCATAGATGTGGGGATCATTCTTCTTACCCTTCGTCTCTCTCATAATTCTCCCAATGCTTTGGGTAATATCAGATTTGGGTGACGCTAGGATGACCGTATCTAGAGTGGGTATATCTAGACCCTCATGGGCTTGACTGAACGTCGCAAAGATGATCTTTTTCTTTGAGGACTCTTGGAGGGCAGCCTCTTTCATACCACCCATGTAGAGTCCAGATGTCTTGGGGAAACACTGATGAAGAAACTCACAATGTTGTCGGCGGTCACTGAGAACTAGGAGTTGTCTCGTCCCAGATGAGGCTTTCTTGACAAGTTCCACTAACATCCGATTTCTCTGGCGGTCCTCGACAACTTCTGTGATCATGTTGGGCATTGATATCTTTCCATTCCGCATGGAGGGTGGTGGATTCCTGTAATTTGGGGACTCGAATGTTATTGGAAAAACCTCAACCTGTTCCTGATTTTTTCTCTCAACCGCAAAGAATGTTGGTCCCATGAACCAATGAAGAACCTTGGTGAGACCATCTTTCCTCTCTGGGGTTGCTGAGAGACCAAAGATATGTCGAGGACACATCTTGAAAAGACTCTGACTGAACACCTTAGCACAAATATGATGCGCCTCGTCTACGATGAGTGTTCCTACAGAGTCAAAGTCTGAGAAGCTATATTCCTTTAGGGATAACGACTGGAGCATTGCGATGACAAAATCACACGCAACTTCTTTTTTGTCCTGCTGTACAACACCAATCGTAGCACCCGGGCAAAATTGTTGGATGCGCTCCCTCCACTGGTCAGCTAAGAACTGTTTGTGTACGACAATCATGGTCCTGTACCCCAGTTTACATGCTATAGCCAAGGATACCGTCGTTTTGCCGTAGCCACATGGTAAAGAAAGGACACCATGCCCTGCTTTAATTGCTGCTGTGAGTGCCTCGTTTTGGTGTGTAGCATCTCGGAGTTGTCCAACGAATTTGGTTTTGATACGGGTAGGTTCGGGACGTTTGTCTTCCCGAGGCTCTCCAAGCTTATCAGTTCCATAGAATCTTGGAACGCAGACTCCAGTCTTAGTTGCTCTGAAAACTTTGAAAGGCGGTGGAGGAAATCCATAGTCTCCATTGACCACAGGTCTTACCGTTAATTCTTTTTTAATTTCTTGGATTGGTCCTTCACTTACCAGATACCCCGTTCTTGTAAGGGTTGTCATTACTTATTTAAAGAGTATAAACTTTAAATGAGTATAAGATGCCTACCGTCGACGTTGAAGAGAATATTAAACAACTGCACATGAACATTGAGAAAATGACCCAAGAGGTTTTTAGACTTCAAGGGATGCTCTCAACCTTTGAGGGGTTTAAGAAGGGTGGTCTCAAGACTATTGAGCTCCCCAATGACCCCAATCAACAGCCCGTTGAGGAACTTGTAGATATGATTGAAGAAGCCACTAAAGAATAAAACAGTTAAAAAGAATATACCATAAATGTATATGTCATTCGAAACGAGTAATTATATAAAAGTAGAAAATTTTATAAGCCCCGAATTATGTAATATATTCAAAATGTATGCACTATTCGATGAATTAAATGATTTTACTGGTGATTTGCAATATCCTTCTACTCATTCTCGGTGCGCCGATTGTTTTACAGAAAGTTTGCTGTTACATTTAAAAAGTAAAATGGAAAATATTACAAATCGTAAACTCATTCCTACTTATTCATTTTTTAGAAATTATACAACTGGTGATATCTTAGAAGACCATACGGATATGAATTCGTGTGAAATTTCGGCTTCATTAACTATATTTTTCGATTATAAAAATAAATCCGATGATTATAGATGGCCCTTACATGTATATGTAAAAGGTGAAAAGAAGTATTTACATTGTGATGTCGGGGATGCTATAATTTATGACGGTTTGAAAATTAAACATGGTAGGGAAGTGTTATCTGCAGGTAAAGGAACAAGGCATATACAAATTTTTTTACATTATGTGGATGCAGATGGTCCATATGTATCAAGTGATAAATATGATAAACGAAAATGTATTGGTATCAAAAGGCTACCACTCAGATAATTACGACCCCAATCAGGAAGAAGAGCTCGAGAGTGTCCAAGAAAAGCCTGAATAAGCACCAACATTCCAAATACCCTTGAAATCCAATTCGATTTCAACTTCATCATCCTTTATTAGAGACTGAATAGGGCGTCCTTTGACGTTACACATCACTCTCCTATAACGGAACGGTACCTTCACTTTTAGAACTCTCCCATCTAGGGGGTCATCCACATTTTTATTTAGGAGTAGGTGTAACTTATTCGTATGCATTCGTTGTATAATTTCTGAAACCTTTTGGGGAATTATAAAACGGATATACTTTTTATCATTGAAGTCATACATGGGTTCATACACAGTCGCTATGAACTTCATTGATTTCTATTACGATATACTAAAATTAAAACTATAAGTAGTACGACAACGAATGACACGACCTGTGTCAAGAGGAGAGACTGGAGAGGCTCCCTGGTATCAAATTGTTGATGACTTAGGGCTCTAGAGACTTCCACAGCTGCCTCGATACTCGAATAAGGTGTGTTTCTCGGGGACATCATACCACACATCGCAACCTTGGAACACTTCCCAAAGAATGGGAGTTGTCCATAGAGACTGAGAACCCCTGAGGATTGGGTGAATTTCCAAGTATTCCCTTGCCACTCGGCACCCCAACCGATACGCATCTCCAGAGGTTCTGGGAGTTCGAGTTGCTTGAGTACCTCAGCCTTTAGTATATCTGGTTTAGATCCCAATATCTCCTCAGTGAGATTACAGATGACACATGACACAGTTTTACCATTTGAAAGTACTTTAGGTTGGAGATTCCATTTGGTTTTCGCAGCAATCTCGAGATCTGTTTTTATTTCGAGTATATCTTCGTAGTCGAGAAGAACATTGATAGCACCATATGTACTCTCACTCACTATTTGGTCGGCACCTGGACCCCAATTATCTCCAAGTACCTTGATGGCTGGACTATTATCGAGACACAAGAAGAGCATACCATCTTCTATGACTTTGCCATCTGAAAATGTAGCCATGTACGTATCTTCACCGTACACGACAGTCTCAAGTTCTGTATTGAACACAAAGTTTCCACCAGCTTCCATGACTGCCTCTTCCATCGCATCACACATGACTTTACCTGAAACCTTTTGTGTGTATGACTTGGAGAGACCAACATGATCCAAATTTCTTACAAATTCATAGGCTGACATGACATCCCAAGTGACACCATCCATAATCAGAGGGAGACTTTCTAAAAGAGCTTGACCCTTCTCAGACAATGTTCCCAACGACTCCTTGAGGGAAAAGCGTTTAAACCTTTTGGGTTGTGTGAGTACTTTCGCAAATAGGGTTATCAAGGTGCCATAGTCCTTCGTGCTGAGAGAACTGAGAGCAAACGCAGTGTGACTAGCACCATCTGATGGTACAAATATATCATCCCAAGAAATTCCCATCTCATTGAAGATCGACTTTGTATTGACAAATGCTCGATCGAATACGATCCTATGTGCGTGGAGATCACGAACTTCTTCATCAGGTTCCCACCATGAGCCACCTCCTGAAAGTTTTCTATCGTAGAGTGTTACTTCATGATCAGTTGACCTGAGTATTTCCCATGCGAGGGACATACCGGTGGGTCCAGCTCCAACGATATGAATCTTCATTCTACTTTTAGGGGATATATTATATGAAACCAGTTTTTTTACGCTCCTCAGGAGTCTTGAGAACATAGAGAGTGGCGATGAAAATGATCATAGATAGGAGAGCGATTTCTATATCACTCGTAACACTAAGTGCCAGGATGAAGATGGAGAGTACACGAAACCACTGTTCATTAAAAAGTACCACAACCCTATTCGGTATATAGACGATATCACGGGAGAGTGTAACTTGATACATCACCAGAAGCGTAAAAATGATGGGTATTTTAAGAGTATTTTCTATAGAACTACTCACTGGTTTAAGAAAATTCATTTATTTTGTATCGATATTTAAATTTAAGCGCCTCAATTTTTCTTCAAACTCTCTACGTTCACCTGGTGATTCAATCCCCTTTCCCGTGGCGATGGCTTCAATCTCTGGTCCCGTGAGTTGCATGGCATTGACCCTAAAGTCCATGAATGCTTCCATCGTGATTGGGACCAAGGGCTTCACGAGGTTGAAGATGGCTGTCGCATAGTCTCGTATTTCCTGTTGCGCATGGGCATCCATGCGGAGGTGAAGGTAGTGGAGGAGGTTATGAAGGTTAATTTTCCAGTAAAATTCTGTGTATGTGGATTGTGGGAGG